GATGGTGGGACAACAGTAAACCTTATCGGTGAGGAGATAATCTAATGCCTGAACTAATCAAAGTAGTAGATGGTGTGGCAAGAGCTTACTCCCATGAGCAATTCCGTGGTGACTACAAGACCACAGGGAGTGCAGACAAACACCTCAACCCACACGGTGTCTACCGGGTGTTCCCGGCCTCTAAGCCTAAACCTGATGTAGGTTACAAGGTTGTTCCTTGGGGATTTCCAAAGGAAGTAGAAGGTCGGTGGACAGCAGGCTGGGATATCGTAGAGCTTAACGCTGACGAGGCCCGTGCTGCTCGTAACGAGATGCTAAAGGCATCGGACTGGATGGCGGTTACTGACCGTACTATGGCTGGTCTTGAGACAGCCTATCGTCAAGAACTGCGTGATGTCCCACAGCAGGCTGGCTTTCCAGCAGACATTACTTGGCCCACGAAGCCGGAGTAAAAACACGCCGCCTGCGCCACTCGACTGCGCAGGTGGAGCCACACGGATAATGCTACAGCCAGAGGAGGTCACATAACATGCTAGGTTTTGCCCCTTATTCTGGCGCTGCGTTATCCGACGTTGGCGGTACCGAGCAGCTGTTAATCCCTACGGGGGTTGGAGCCAACACCGCTATAGGCTCGGTAACTGTAACGGGCGACCAGAGCGGTCTGACATTAGTCGGGGTTGAAGGCACGGCATCAAGCAACGGTGTTACGGTAGACGGCGGCGCTACAGCTACATTTACCATGGATCAGCTAAACGGTTCGGTTGGCACTGTTGTAGCCCAAGCTAGCGCGGGGGCCGCAGTCACCGGTATCGTAGGCACGGGTTCTGCTGGTAGTGTTTTAACAGCAGCAAACGGCAATACTGCTGTTACATCCCCTCAAATAACAGCCGATGTTGGTGTCCCGACTGTTATCGTCGTTTCAGTAGCTGCTACTACGGGAGTAGAAGGTACAGGCGGTGTCGGTGCCCCGACTATTACCGCTACCGCTGCATTCTCTGCTACTGGTGTAGTCGCTACTGGTGAGGTTGGCACTGTTGCAGCCCAAGCTGGTGCCGGAGTAGACGTTACTGGTGTAGGCGCTACTGGAGCCGTAGGATCGGTCGTAGCCCAAGCTGGTGCCGGAGTAGACGTTATTGGTGTAGGCGCTACTGGTGGGGTTGGTACAGTCGATGCTGGCCCAGACGCTGCGATCACAGGAGTTACCGCTACTGGAGCCGTAGGATCGGTCGTAGCCCAAGCTGGTGCCGGAGTAGATGCTACTGGTGTAGGCGCTACAGGTGAGGTTGGTATAGCCGACGCTGGCCCGGACGCAGCTATCACAGGAGTCGCCGCTACTGGAGCCGTAGGATCGGTTACAGTTATTGGCATTGAAAATGTTATAGTGTTGCCTATAGGCAACACTAGCATTGCGGGTGTGGGTAGCGTAACGGTAAATTTAGGTGCTAATGCCTCTGTCACATCCCCCCAAATAACAGGAGACGTTGGGTCACTGGGTGTAGCCGCGAATAGTAATTTTGCGGTTACAGGAGTCGCCGCTACTGGGGCAATAGGCTCAGCTGTTGTAGCCATACCTGTTACAGTCCTGCCTACAGGCGTTAATGCTACAGGCACTGTTGGCACTGTTGCAGCCCAAGCTGGTGCCGGAGTAGACGTTACTGGTGTTCAAGGCGCTACAAACACCCCTGAAGTAGTCGTAGTTATTCCGATTTCGGTATCTGTCACAGGGGTGTTTGGAACCACGTCGGTAGGAGACGCCGAGGGCCAAGCTGGAGCGGCTGTAGTTACCACTGGAGTTTTCGCTGCAGGTGCGGTAAACTCCGTATCAATTACATTGTCGGCGGTCGTCATCCCTAGTGGAGTAGCGGCTCAAGGTCAGGTCGGTAGTCCAGTTATATGGGGGCCTATTGTTCCTAACGTAGGGACGCCGTGGACAAACATAAACAACGGCGCGGGGACTATTTGGACGCCGATAGCAGCATGAGGGTGATTTATGCCTAGTACATATACAGCAAACGCGGGCATAGAACTACCTGCTAACGGTGAACAGTCCGCTACATGGGGCAACACCGTAAACGATAACATGACGATAATTGATCGTCTAACCAACGGCGTTGGCGCAATTACTTTATCTGGCACAACCCATACGCTGACTACTACTGACGGCACAGCCTCAGACGGTCACTATAACGTATTAGTACTTGGCGGCTCTCCTTCGGGAACCAATACGGTAACGATCTCCCCCAACGACGCTGAACACATCTACATTGTTAAGAACGGTAGTGGGCAGACAGCTACTTTTACGCAGGGTTCTGGCGCAAACGTCAGCGTTATAAACGGTACAACAAAGATAATTTACTGCGACGGCGCAGGTTCTGGCGCAGTAGTTACGGATGTTACGGGTTCTTTGGACTTAGGTTCCCTGATTATTGGGGGCACCACAGTCACGTCTACCGCTGCAGAGCTAAACATCCTAGACGGTGTTACGGCTACCACTGCGGAGCTTAACTATGTCGATGGCGTAACCTCTGCCATCCAAACTCAGATTAACGATATCACCACTGCTCCTACGTTTGTTTCGCCTCTAACCGTTACAGGCGGCACCCAAAGCTGGACCGTAACGGCGGCTGGAGTAAACTTAACTTTTGCCTATAACGGCGTAAATGTTCTTCGCGTAGACAGTTCAGGCAACTTAACCGCTCTCGGCAACGTAAATACCAATTCTGGAACCATCACATAATCATCCCGTTGGAGGTTTCTAAATGCCACTACAAAAGCTCCAGTTCCGACCAGGCCTTGTACGGGACACGACAGATTACACCAACGAAGGTGGGTGGCGTGACGGCGACAAGATACGGTTTCGTTTAGGCCTGCCTGAGACAATAGGTGGGTGGTCGCGCCTAACTTCAACCCCAATGCTGGGAACATGCCGCGATCTGCACCCTTGGACTTCGCTAGAAGGTTCCCGAATTGTAGGCGCAGGGACTAATCTAAAGCTATATGTTTTAGACGGCGCTCTCCCTATAGATATCACGCCAATACGCTTGGTTACGAGCGCCGGGGATGTTACGTTTGCCGCGACAAACGGCAGTGCGACTCTTACGGTATCCGACACAAACCACGGGTGCTTATTGGGAGATTTCGTTACGTTTTCCGGTGCAGTGAGCCTTGGTGGGGTCATTACCGCTACAGTACTAAACCAAGAGTACCAAGTTGTATCCCTTGTAGACGCTAACTCTTACACCATTACCGCTACCGCTGCCGCAAACGCCTCGGACACGGGGAACGGCGGGACGAACACTGTTGGCACGTACCAAATAAATACCGGACTAGATGCAGCTGCAGCGGGTAGTGGCTGGGGCGCGGGTGTTTGGAGTCGCGGTACGTGGAGTTCTGCCGCAGACGTTACTGTCTCCGGTGCGAACGTCCGCCTTTGGTCTATGGATAATTTCGGGGAAGACTTACTCGCAAACCCTCGTGGCGGCGGCATTTACTACTGGGACACCTCTGCGGGGACGAGTGTCCGCGCTGTAAATATCACCACTTTGAGTGGCAGTGCTCAACCCCAAGTAGCTAATATTGTGTTGGTTTCTGAACGAGATCGTCACGTCTTGGCTTTCGGTTGTGACCCGGAAACAGACCCCGGTGTTCTAGACCCTTTAACAATACGGTTCTCTACCCAAGAGAGCTTCACTGTTTGGAACGCTTTGGCTACCAACACTGCTGGGGAACTTCGTGTTGGCTCTGGATCCGAAATTGTGGCTGCTATCCAGACAAAACAACAGGTCGTCGTATTCACCGATAGATCAGTTAGCGCCATGCAGTATATTGGGCCTCCATTTACGTTTGGTTTGGCGGAAGTCTCTACCAACACCTCGATCCTGGGTCAGAACGCAGCGGTAGCTGTTGGCGATGCTGTCTACTGGATGGGGAACGACGTGTTCTATCGGTATGATGGTAACGTAAGTATTATACCGTGCCCTGTGGAGGAGTTTGTCTTCGACAATGTAAACACTTCCCAGCTTAGTAAGGTTACTGCAGGCAGCAACAGTGAATTTAATGAGGTCTGGTGGTTCTACCCATCTGCTAATAGTGAAACCAACGACCGATATGTCGCCTTTAACTACTCTGACAGTACTTGGTTTTTCGGGTCTTTGGACAGGACTGCTTGGGACGCAGGGGGCGTGTCTGGGTTCCCTATCGCTGCATCTCCTGACGGCAACATCTACTTCCAAGAGAACGGTATATCAGACGGGAGCACTAACCCGCCAAGCCCGCTTAACAGTTTTGTTGAATCCAGTGGCATTGATGTTGGAGACGGCGATCAGTTTATGTCGGTGAAACGGATTATCCCAGACGTAGGTTTCAGGAACTCCACTGGAACTCCTTTGGTCACGTTCACTTTAAACGCACGGACGTACCCTGGCAGTGGAACAACTCAGACGGAAAGTGGAAACACGGTTCGAACTTCCAGCACTCCTTTGGAGAAGTACACCAATCAGATCGACGTCCGGTTGCGTGGTAGATCTGTGTCTTTGAGGGTTGAGTCAAATGAAGTAAACACTCAATGGAGGCTTGGAACGCCTCGTATTGACATTCGCCCAGATGGAAGAAGATAATGTCGTTTAATAACGCTGTTGTACCATTCTTTGCCCAAGCTCCATCGGAGTATAGCCAGACTTACACGGCGCAGGTTACACGTCAGTTTTCTGTGTACGCTCAACAACTGCAGAATCCGGGGCCAATTAGGGCCGACACGCTTAATTTAACAGGCCTTTCTGTTTATGCAAACAACGGTGCAGCTATTACTGGAGGTTTGGTGGAAAATGATGTATATAAAACAGCAACGGGTGAACTGAGGATAGTGGTATGACTGAAAAACCAGAAAACGCTCCAGAGCAAAAAGATGTTACTGTGCCAATTACGCTTCCACCTTTAGGCGGAGGTCTTTGGTAACATGAGCATACTTAGTGTTCTTGGTGGGCTCGCCGCAAACTACTTTATCCCTGGCTCGGGCCTTTTAGGCTTTGCTGGGGGCGCAGCCGCGGCTCAAGGGCTAGAGAGTCTGTTGTTCGACAAAGAAGACCAAGTGGATCCAATGGACGCCAGAAAAGCAAAATGGGATGCAGGCCCCGAACAGCAAGAAGGTTGGGACCGAAACCTTTACAAGTCTCGTTATACTGGCCCAGACGGCAACGCGCCTGCGTTCAGCACTCCTGAAGAGCGTGATGCGTATGACCGAAACGTTCAGGCTAATGCGGCTCAAGCAACTCAAGTGGATCCGGTGTATCAAGGTCTGGCACAGGGTGGGCTAGCGCAGTTTGCAGCGGGAGGCTTGATCCAAGGTCCGGGGACCGTGACCAGCGATTCCATTCCGGGGCAGATCATGCAGAATGGACGCCCTGTTGAGCAGATTGCGGTGGGTAACGGCGAAGTAATATTATCTGGGAAAGACCTTGCTCGCATGGACCCTGCCGGGGATATGAAACGAGCAGGAATGCGCCTTGGTGGCGCAGCGAATGGAACACGAGGTGCCGAGGCTGCAAGGATGTTTGCTGAAGTGTCAGAAATGAAAGGCCGTTGAAATGGTTGAGACAGTAACAAGCACCTCGATTGCCGACTTACCTGATTGGCAGAAAACCTACATGAAAGAAATCCTTGACCGGGCACAAGCTCTGGGCAAGGACAATTACACTCTTCCGGCATACAATGTCGCGGAGCGAACACCTTTACAACAGCAGGCTACGCAGTTGGCACAACAGGGTGTAGGCTCTTACGCTCCCATGCTTCAGGGTGCGGCGGGCAGTGTTGGTACAGGTATCGCTGCAACGCAGGCTGGGCTTAACCCCTTGGCGCAATCGATTACTTCGGCTGGGCAAATCGGATCGACGACTGCCGCAAACATTCTAAACCCAAATGCAGCACAGGCGTACATGAACCCGTATGAGCAGGCTGTTATTGACCAAACGATGCAGGACATTCAGCGTCAAAGCAACATTCAACAGCAGGGGCTCGACGCTCAATCTGTTGGGGCAGACGCTTTCGGTGGTTCTCGCCAGGGCATCCAACGCGCAGAGCAGCAACGTAATACAATCGACGCCCAAGCTCGGGCTGCAGCAGGGTTACGCCAGTCTGGTTATAACCAAGCACAGCAGCAGCAGTTGGCTCGGGCGCAAGCCGCGGGACAAGCTGGCATGGCTGGGGCGCAGCTTATGCAGTCTGGCGCGGCACAGTACGGGCAACTCGGTCAGGGAATCGGCAGCTTGGGCATGAACCAAGCCAAGCTCGGCGAAGCCTTCCAAGGTCTAAACCTGAACGATATCAACACACTGTCCAGTTTTGGCGGACAAGAGCAGGGGCAGCAGCAAGCAGTCCTCGATGCGCAGCGTCAAACTCAGTATCAAAACACTATGCAGCCCTATCAACAACTTGGCTTTTACTCCGACATCTTCCAAGGCATGCCGACATCGCAGTCTACGTTTACGTCGCAGCAACAACCTAGTGCTAGCCCCGTATCACAGTTTGCAGGATTGGCCGGGGGTCTATATAGTCTAGGCAAATCGGGCATGTTTGGTTAAGGAGTTTAACAATGAGTGTTATGAATCGGAAGATGTTCTCCAACCGAGATGCTCGTACCAAGCTCGCCGGAATGGGTGGAATCCTTGCTTCGTCCCCTGAACTGATGGGTGCAGCCCAGCGGTTTCAAACGGGTGGGCAAGGTGTTCCACGCCCCGGCACAGGTTATGGTAACGAAATTTTTGGAGAAGGTAACATTTTCTCCAGCGGTGCGGGTGCTGCTTCCGGTGGCGACATGGTTATCCTTGGCAACACTGTGTTTTATCTTGTGGACAACGGAACTGTTATTGACAGAGAAGGCAACGTGATCCGTGATCCGAGTATCGTGCAAGCGGTTATTCAGAAGGTGTCGGGAGAGCAACCTAGTCAAGCGCAACTTGCGCAGCAGGGTACGCAGGACCGTGTTAATATTGCTCAACAGGTTATGGCCCAGCCCCCTGCGCCAGTTGTTGACGGCGACGGCGGAATAGCTGATTTGATGCGGAGCCTAATGACTCCTGTGGCGGAAACCATCCGAGGCCCCGTTCAAAATTTAGGCGAAGTAATAGAAGGCCCCGTTCAAGATTTAGGTGCCTCGATGCAACAGTCCATGGAGCCCCTTCAGAATGCCATTGCTGCAGGGCGGGTTGATCCCACGGCCCTTGTCACTCCAGAAATTGTTGACGACGTACAAGAATTGCCTGCTGCTGAAGGCGGGTTCTCCCTAAACGATACTTTGCGTAGTATTTTTGAACCTGTTGGAGACATGGCAAGTGAAGTGTTTGCCCCTGTCGGGGATTTGATGGAAGACAACGAGCTTCGCTCGGCTATTCGTCTGGGTCGTGAGCAGGAAGCTGCGTCTGCAGTAGAAGCCCAGCGAATTGCAGAGGCCGAAAGGGCTAATGCAGCCCTTAATGCGGAAGAGGCCGGAAGGAATCCTCCTGTGGAGGACAACCGTTCCGTGTTGGACCAACTTCGTTCCAGTGTTTACTCAAATAACCCTCTTGAAACTGCGCTTGAAAGCACGGGACTAGACTCAAACGTAATTGGCAACTCGTTTATCACTCCGTTTATGAATAGAATCAACGAGATTAGAACCGGGGACGCTGAAAGAAATCAAAGTTACGTCGACGCAAACAATGCTCGTGCGGATGAAGTGGCTCTTGCAGCCCAAGAGGACGCAAGGAACCCTGGCGGGGAAAGGACAGAGGCTGATAAATTAGCTCAAGCGACAGAACTGTTTTCCCAATTGCAGGGCGATATAACTGGAGAAATAACTGCGGAAGAAGAACAGGCTGCCCTTACCGCAAATGCAACCGAAGAAACAGACGTTAACTCTGTAGCAAACGCCTTAAACTTGGAAATCTTGGGCAGCGCAAACGGCGTTTATGTAGTTCGCAATGAAGACGGGGAAGTTTCTGAGCTGACTGCAGGGGACCTCTTTGCCTCCGTAGAAGATCTTGGGCGTGTCCCAGAAGAAGGCGATCCGGAGTATCTTCAAAACTTAGAGACTGAATATAAATCCCTTCTTGACCGCATAGCTGATCCCAGTACGTCAGAGAATGAAAGAACAGTTCTGGAAAATCGTAAGAAAGTTTTAGAAGAAAGATATGACTCAAACCTTTTGTTGAGCAATCTAAGCTATCCTAATCTGCAATCAAGATTTACACGAGGCGCGTTAGACCTAGCTGGGAACATTGGGTCTAAGCTCGGGATCATTGGGACAGAAACGGCAGTTGACCTTTTAAATCAGGCAGACGCCGTTGTAGTCCCCGAGCCTCCAACAGTAGACTTGTTGGAGCAGGTTCGCGCCGCAGAAGCTGCCGAGGCAGAGGCAGAAGCTGCGCCAGAAGCTGGCGCGGAAACTGTAACCCCCGAGGTAGTAGCCCCCGCCGCAGAAGCTGGCGCGGAAACTGTAACCCCCGAGGTAGTAACCCCCGAGGTAGTAACCCCCACAATTAACACATCTGAAATCCAAACGGACATAGATGAGAACCCAGGAGACGCGAACACGATCACCACCGACGCCTTACTGAAATCTACGGGGGTTGATACCTCAAACATGAGCGTCAAAGACCAGACCGTTGCAATGAAGAAGATGCTGACGGATCTTATGGGTCAGACAGACGAGGACGAAAAAGAACAATTCTGGATGAACATGGCGATGGTCGGGTTTGGGATTGCTGCGGGCGAAAGCTCTGATGCAATGAAGAACATCGCTGACGGCTTGCTTGCAGGCACTGCTCAGATCAGCAAGAATACCACGGACAAGAAAGCACGGGACGATAAGTTTACGCTGACCGCATTTGGAGAAGTCCTTGCAGACAAACGGGCTCGTGAAAAGTTTGGTAGAGATCTTGAACTTGCTGGGGTTAGAGCCACCAAAGATAGGTACGGGGCTCGGAGGGACCCCTTAACTCAGATGTACATGTTAGCCAAGGAAATGTACTCTGGTGGAGATGCGGACTACGACACCTACCAAGATGCTTTATCTGCGGCTAGGGCTCAAGTGGCAGCAGACTATAAGATCGACATGGGCGGAGATGACGCTAATCTTTTGACAACCAAAGCGACTCACCAACAATTAAATGACGCCGCAAAAACCTCCGGTTTAACAGAATACACGGGCCCTGACGGCTTTAACTATAAGGTACAATAAATGGCTGAAGAATTTGTCCCCATCCCCGTGAGTCAGGACGAGTTCGTACCTATGCCTGTGGAAGAGTCCGACCAAACAGTCCTCGGCTCTGTTGCCAGAGGTGTTGGCGCTGGTGTCGTGGACATCGTTCAAGGGGTGGGTGAACTTGGGGCCATCGGTCTTGAGGCTACGGGCGTCGCGGACGAGGGCGCTCAAGAAGCCACGTCTCAGTTCTTTGAAGATGCTAAGAACTCTCTAGGTTTTACCCCTGAAAGAACCGCGGGCAAAGTTGTAGAGATGGTCGTGAACTATGGTTCCGCAGCTATCCCCGTTTTGGGTTGGGTAAGTAAAGCAGGGAAGGCCTCCGCGGCAGTCAAAGCTGGGACCGCGCTCCCCGCAGCTAAGACTTGGTTCGGAAAGTCCGCCGTCGAGTTTGGCAAGAAAAGCAACTTGGCAAAGACGCAGGCTGGACGGGCAGTTCTAACCACAGCGGGCACAGGGGTCGCGGACTTCCTTGTTTCTCCAAGCACCAATACGTCTCTGGCTGATAGCTGGGACGCTATGCCCGAACAATTACGCACAGAAGATGAAGAGGGCATAACCGGAATGGCGCTGGCAGGCGTTCGTCTTCGCAACAAGTTTCGGCTGGGTCTTGAAGGTGCTATGTTCAACGCCGCTGGGGAAGTACTTCTTCCTGTTATTGGCGGAACTGTTCGGAGCGCGGCCATGGTCCCTGGGGTCCCAGCTACGGCTAGGGCTCTGTCTAAAGGACTGAACTTTCTTGGAGAGAAGGCCACAAGTGTACCGTTTGTCCGTAGGTATCTGACACCAAACGGATTTACTCCACCTGAAATCGCAGATGCCATCCGCACAGCGGAAGCTGTTGGAGAAACTGAACAAGGCATAGCGGCCCAGCTTCTGGCTAACTATGATGGCGCAATGAAAAAAGCTATTAGTGCTCAGAAACTAAAGCGAGGCGAGAAGAAAGCGGCAGTTCAGAAGGCGTACAACACGACAATGGATTACTTGACTGGGGAAGTTAAGCGGTCTGACTTTGTCAAAGCATACAGTGAGAAGGCTGCGGGCGCAGCGGATGCCATGCGTATGCAGGTTGATGATTTGAGTAAGAGTTTCAAGTCCTCCGTTGACGCCGCTCCGAACCTAGACGACGCAACAAAGGCTACTTTGAAAGCGCAGTTTGATGCGAACCAAGGATCATACATTCGCCGTGTCTATGAATTACACACGCGGCCTGAAAACTTCAGTGCTCCTGTCGCTCAAATGCCTCAATACAAAGGGGCGCTTGATCAAGTCAGCAAGTATCTTATGCGGAAAGATCCTTTGTTGGCAGCGGATCCCGTTGCTGCCACCCAAAAAGCATCGCAAGAGATTGACAAGATATTTAACCAGACCCTTAACGCCACGGGTTTGACTCCAGAAGCTCGAGCCCAAGCAGCGAAGTATACTAAAGGTCAAGGGGCCTCTGCAGAAAAGGGCCGTGCGTCCTTGTTTAATGTTTCACAGGGTATGCTTGAAGGCCGCAGCCAGATGCTAACCGAAGCCCCTATGCTTCGCGAGATGATGGGCGAGATTCGTGACCCGAAGGAAGCCTTTCTCCGGACCATCGACAGCCTCTCCTCCACTATGGCAGGGCAAAGATTGTTCGACACTGTGTCGGGCGGGATTGACCCTGCAACACTTGTACCTAGAAACGCAAGACCTTTGGCGGAAGCGGTTTCAGAGATGAACGCTGGTGCTAGGCCCATGGTCATTGACGGTGCGAACCTGACGGACAATCAGATTGCAGACCTGACAGGGGACATGGGCTACGTTAAAGCTGGGGAAGTCGATTTAGAAAATGCATTCGGCGGAAAGTTTGGTTCTCTTTCGGGAAACTATGTCCCCGTTGAGGTTTACAACTCGCTGACAACTCCATCCCGCGCATACTCTGGGGTGCAAGATGCCTTGGCTGTTTCATTGCAGTTGAAAGGCATTTCCCAAATGTCGAAGACAGTGCTGAACCCGCTGTCCCAAGTCCGGAACTTTATCTCCAACACCTTTGTTGTAGGGGCCAATGGTCTTCTCGGCAGGAACATGGGGGTTCTAGAGAGCGCCGAAGTGCTACTAGCAAACGCGCTGGACAGCCCCGAGCAATACAAACTCCTTCGCGCTCTGTCTGATGAAGGTGCTATTGGGCAGAACATTCAGGTCAACGAGCTTACCCGTCTGATGAAAGAACAGGTAGAGGGCGGGGTATCTGCACGTCTGCGTCAGGGCGGAGAGAAGTTTATAGGATCTAAGCTCGGGGCCCCCGTTCGCTTCATGCAAAAGACATACAAACTCGGGGACGATTACTGGAAAGTTGTTGGTGCTCTTGGTGAAAAGGCTCGTTATGGCGCAGCTATGCGTAAAGCAAAGATCGACATCGATAACCTGACCCCTGCTGTTCAAGAAGCGTTAGCCCGATCAGGCTTGGCGCAGAGGTCCTCGTCCATTGCGGGCACGGACTTCGGCAACATGTTCGTGACGGACATCGTTCGTCAAACCATGCCTACTTACTCCATGGTCCCCGAAGCTATCAAACAGCTGCGCCGGATTCCTGTTGTTGGTAACTTCATGGCGTTCCCTGCGGAGATCATCCGTACGTCTGGCAACATCGTAAGTCGTTCTCTCAAAGAGATGGGGTTCCAAGCAACAGACGATTTGGTAAAAGCCATGGGCAAGGAACAAGCCGATATCTTTGCCCGTCAGGTTCGAGGTATTGGCGCTCAACGTCTGTCTGGTTATGTCGCAATGGCGGGCGCTGCCCCTATCGCATTTAAATCTGCATCACATGACATGCTCGGTATTACCGAGGCAGAGGAAGACATCCTGCAGGCTGGGGCGGCCCCTTGGACCAAGGGCAACACTCTTGTGTACTTGACCAAACCTGACGAGAAGGGCGAAGCCGAGTATATCGATCTGTCATACATGCTTCCGTATGAGTTCATGCTCACTCCCGCCCGCGCCGCCATGCAAGAGTACTTTGCCAAAGGTTCTGTTGACGCAGGGTTTGCAGAGCAAGTTAGCATGGCATCGTGGGAAGGATTCAAGAAGTTTGCGGAACCCTTTGCCTCAGAGGCCATGGCTGCGGAACGAATCATTGACGTTACTACACGCCAAGGGAAAACCCAAACGGGTGCAGAAATATATGAACCCGCCGAGCCTTTGGGAGACAGGTTGTCCAAGTCGTTGACCCATGTCGTTGGTGCGTTTCTCCCAGGCATCGTGGACCAAGTCACAACAGTTAAGGGCGGCGAGTTTGTTCAGGGCCGTTCGCTTCGTGCGCTTACAGGAACGCCGTCCAAACAAGGGGACGAGTACACACCGTTTGAAGAAGCGGGAACTATGCTTACTGGTCTTCGGGCATTGAAGCTCAACATACCTCGCAGTCTTAGCTATGCGGGGTCTGAATATTCTGGCCTTAGATCCAGTGCGGTATCGATCTTCACAAAGGTTGCTGATGACAATGATGCCACAAAAGAAGATGTAATCAACGCCTACGTCAAAGCAAACGATGCTCGTCGTCGTCAACAGGCTGCGTTAAAAGCAAAGATAGACACAGCCATGGCTGCAGGCATGAGCCGTCGGGAAATATACAAAGCGTTTGATAACTCCGGGGTGTCTAACACGGAAATCGCGAACATAATCAAGAACCGTTACGTCCCAATTAAGATGAGCCGTGCCTTGATCCGTGAAGTTCGCCAAGAGGTTAATCAGAAAGAAGAGGCGCGTCTTCTGCAGCGTCTTCCAAAGCAGGAGATCAACGACATCCGCCGTTCGTTAATGCGCACAGAGATTGTTCCTACTGGAGAGGCTGAGTTTATCCCTGTCCCTGCAGAGTCCGCCTTTGTTCCGCCGCAAGCGCCTGCCCCGCAACCCACTCCGTCTTTCGTTGACACAGCTACGTCCACGGTCAGCGGAGCGGTAGACGCGGTCAGCGGTGGCGCAGGGAACTTGTTGCAACGTGCTCGGACCTTGGCCCCAGGTCTCTTAGGTGACCCGAAGAACCAAGATATTATAGACCGAGCTAACCAGCCACGTCAGTGAACATTGATAGATAACTCGACGCCGTTGCCGCCAAACAGACGAACCAGTTCGTCACAGGTGGCCTCGGTCTCGTCGATAACATCTGGATCATTGGTCAGGGCTGCTAGGTTTAGGGTTACGGCAATCAGGTCAAGTAGCGCATCGATCTGTACCTTGTGCATTTGACGGAAGCCTAGTGCTTGCAGGTCTTCTATATGTGTCATTCGATTTCTCCCCAATCATCTTGAATATCAACGTCAATTTTAGATGGAACCTTTAGCTGGACTCCGTTCTCCATGATCTCCTTGATCCTGGCAGTCTGCTCTGGGCTATCTATGTTAAAGCATAGCTCGTCATGTACCGTTAGCATAGGAGTATATCCCTCACTGTAACAATCGAGCATAGCCTTCTTGGTTTGGTCCGCCGCCGATCCTTGGATCAAACGGTTGAGTGCTTTGTATGTGAAGGCGCGGCGGATACCCATGCCGTTGACTCCCCCGTATTCCTTCAACGCCTCCTCGTGGGGCAAAGGTTTGCCTGCCCCGAACGTAGTGGGCTCCCAAAGGTGGAAGCGGCACAGACGACCTAACACCGTCCGGATTTGCCCTGAGTTTGCGGCCCTACGAGAAGCCATCTCAGCCAGTGCCTTAACAAACGGCACCATCTCGCGGTGCTGCTGCAGCAATCCCTTCGCCTCATCTGGATCGACGCCCAGTTGATCGGCTAGCTTTGCCACACCCATCCCGTACATAATCCCGAGGTTCACGGCCTTCGCTTCCTTGCGCTTGATCCCAGCTAGGTCAGCGACAATCTGGTGGAGGTCTACATCAGCGGTGTTGTACTGGTGGACAATGTCCGCGAGCAGGTCCTGCCCTTGGATCTCCCCAACGCTGGCGGCGAAGTGTACGAGCAATCTTGGTTCTTGGCTAGAATAATCGAACGACCCCCACTTGTACCCCTCTTCTGGGATAAACAGACCGCGGATTAGTTTCTTGATGTCCTTGTCCCGCGCCGGAATCTGCTGGAGATTGGGGTTTGAGGAGGAGAATCTGCCCGTGACCGTGCCGCCCTCGTCCCTCCGAGTGGAGTGGAGCTCCGTGTGGATGCGCCCGTGGTGCTCGTGCCGCAGGATGCTGTCGATAAACGTGCTGTCGGCTTTGTCGAACTCCCGCAGCTTAACCAGCTTCTGGCATATCTCAGACGGGTGGTTGTTTAGATACGCTTTGTTGAACGAGGGCGCACCCCTCTCGGTCCTTGGGTACTCAAGCCCGAGCTTGTCAAACATCTTAGCGATGGATGCAGACGCCCAGATGTCTACCTCAAGCCCAGCTTCCTTCTCGATCTGACGCCGCATTTCTTTAGACTTGTTGCGGATTAACTTCTTGTTGCGATCAGCCTTGTCCAGATCAACGCGCACCCCTTTGCTCCGCATGTCCAGCAAGCAAGGGATTAGTTTGGTCTCAGTGTTCCAGATGTCCCACAGCTTCTGCTCATCCAATTGGATCTTCAGGGCCTGCCAGAGTTTCAGTGTCGCCACAGCATCGCGTTCGGCGTAGGCCCCAACATACATCGGGGGTAACTGCCACATCTCTGCCTTGGGATCGATGCCCCACGCCGCAGCCGCAGCCTTCAACATCTTCTCGTCTTTGCGTATCCCAGCATAGTCCCGAGCCATCGCATCAAGGCCAAAGGACCAGCGGTTCTCGTCAACCAGAGCGCCTGTAATCATGGTGTCGATCATCCGACCCTTGATCTCGACGCCCTCGGCCCGCATCCAACCCGCATCGTAGGTTGCGTTATGCATTATTACATCCATCTCAGGGACAGCCATCTGCTTCTTCAGCCACTTCAACGTGATCCTTGGATCAAGGTTGTGCCCGTTCTCGTGGCGGATAGGGAAGTAGCCCTTGTACTCTCCCGCTGCGACAGCGATCCCGATGATGTGCCCGTCTTTCCTAGACCAGCCTGGGCCAAGCGTCTTGATGTTCGGGTCCTTGGTTTCCAGATCAACAGCAACTTCTTTGTAGCCTGTCAGGTCTGGGTACTCCGGCGGTATGTTCCAGTCCGAGTCTATCATGTCCATCTCCCCTTTAAACTGGTGGTGCAGATCGCTTCCGAATAGGTTCTCTGACATCAATTATCTTTCTTTAGGTGCAAAGCTATACGCTTTTGGATGTCGTTCTCACGATCCGTAAACTCTGAGCCCAACGCACTGTAGCCACACTTGTCGATCCACGAGTCTACCTTGTCGAGGTCGTTGAGCAGCCGTGCCGTCTTCAACCAGTCCATCATCAGCGCAATGTGCCGCTCGGTTACATGACCATGAGTCATCATCGCCTCTTTGATGATGGCGTTCCAGCCTACTGCAATCCTAGAGAAGTTCTCGAACGCATCCCCGTAGTCCTTGGCCCTCTGTCCATTGATCAGTTCTTTCGCTGTGTCTAAGACTTCATCACGTTTCATAATGTGTACCTGTATTTGTTGTCGGATTGCAGGATGTAGAGCGTGTTTCGGGCTCTGGTGACTCCAACGTAAAACGCACGGTGCTCATCCTCTTGGTATCTGGACCCAACGCAAGCCTTAGTGGACGCTGTATATACAATGCAGTTGTCATCCTCGCCGCCCTTCATCGCATGAAACGTGGACAGTTTGATCCGAGGCGGTGACAGAAGGTCCTCGCCCCTACGCTGGATCGCATCAATATAGTTGCGCTCAGAAACACTGACCCTGAGTACGTTATATGCAGATATCTCCGCCCCTTTTAGCAATCCGTAATCCGATTGGAGTTGTTGCATTCCAACCTCGGCCTCCGGATGGATCGCATCCAGCAGTTTGGTAGCACCCCGCCTTAGAGCAGCGTCTTCCCCCTGCTTGGGCAACCCAGTGTACAACTGGCGCAGCCGCTGCAATCCTATCGTTTTGTCTTGGCACAGGTCCTCCCACGCTAGGATGTTCCCGACCAACTTCTCTGATATGCTAGCATAGCCCTTCATGGAAAACTTAAAGCCGGAGGCCCGAAACCATTTGGCTAGCTCTCGAACCTGATAGTTTGTTCGCGCCATCACGGTCCATGACCCCTCGTTCACGGGGATATCTTCCAGATGGTAGACGTAATCAACCAAGCCCTCTTCTTCACGGGGCTGGAACTCTTTCTCCAATCGCCCAGTGATGCGCCGTGAGACGGTGTTAGCCAGACGGTGGACAGACCTTGGGATGCGGTAGGACTGAGTGAGCCTCTCAACTTGGTCCGAGGATTGGATAAACAAATCAACCTCAACCCCGGTCCAACGGTGTACGGCTTGATCGTCGTCGCCCGCAATGATCACCTTGTCTGCCCGTTCAGCAATCTTCTTCGCCATCTCCCACTGCAAAGGCGTGAAGTCTTGAGCCTCGTCAATAAACAGATAGTCCAAGCCAGGGGGATCCCCGATGTCGATGTACTTCTCGATCATGTCAACGAAGTCATACTTGCCCATCACCGACTTGTACTCGTTCATCTGCTCGTGGAGTTGGACCAACTTGGGGTAGAACAAATCCCTGTTCCCCTCCTTGTTGAACTCTTGCTCCAGTGTAACCATCCGATACCGAGCGCGGTGCTCTAGCTGGAGGTACTGGGACCCCGATCCACCGATGGTGGGCATGGATACACCGTCATCAATGCTGGTTTTGTCGTCCCCCTCAAAGGTCAGACCTATCTTACTGCCTAGATCAGCATAGTCCTCGGTGCTCAAAACGTCCTGCTTTTGCAGACCCAGACCGTTAAACCCAAACGAGTGACTCGTCCGCATGTGCGGAAAGTCTTTGGGTGTCAGGTTGAACTCAGCGCAGGCACGAGAAACCATCTCTTCGATAGCCTTGCGGGTAAACGAAATGACGCCAATTCGGGAAGGGTGTGTGCCGTTGGCAAGTGCAGTCTTGATCTCTCGGATCAAGCGGTGCGTCTTGCCGCAGCCTGGAGGCCCCAAGATCAGAAGTGAGTTGTCAATCATAGCTCCTTCCCCCTCGGCCTGCTGCTCACCCAATCCTCAATCTCGGACAGAACCCAGCGGCTAGACGAACGCTTGCTGTGTTCGCTGCCCAGTACAACAGGGAGTGGGAAGTCGGGGGTTGTTTGAGCCAACTTGTAGACGTACGACTTAGATACCCCCAACAGGTCCGCAACTTCTCCTACCCGCAGGAGTCTATTAGAATGGGATGTCATCGTTCATCTCCCTTATTGGTAATTCAATGTGATCGTCTTCGTATGCCGGAACTGTCCAGCATCTGAGTGTGGTTCTTTTTCCGTCAGACTTTCGTATTGCTTGGACACTGTCCTCGCCTCCTAAATCCCTGATCAATTGGATCAACTGCCCACGGTTCTCCACCTTGAACCTACGGTGGTGCAGGTACTCAATCAAACCTTCCAGCTTGAACTTGGTTACCCCAGCATCGGTCCACGGTTTGTTCATTTCCATCTCTACGGGAGCCATAGCCCTGATGTGGCTGGTGCAATAGGACTTGAGGTGGTCTTTGAACTGGCCCTTGATCGTGGCTTCCTCCGGCACTTCGATAACCGTAGCGCCTTGCATCAACTGGTTGACCATCTGCTGCCACTTCTGAGGCTTGACTGTAGGAGGCATCAAGTTCATCTGCTCCATGCATGCCCGCTGCCACAGGATCTGATTCTGCAACTGCTCAGTGGACAACTGAATCCTCGCGCCGTTGACATCCATGAAGTACACGCGCGGCTCGGACAACATGATCGTCAAGCCTCCAACCGAGGGCATGTCAGGCGCATCAGTGCTAATTCCAAACTTCCTGCTCGCGCAGAGGGTCGGGTCGCAGTAACTCTTGAATGGTTCTTCCTTGCACTTGTACGCAAAGTCTTTCCGGTCAAGCGACTTGCCCAGGTTGATCACCTCTACAGACGGCAGCGGCTCAGAGCACAGCGTCCGGTTGAACTCTTCCAACTTACTCTTCCAGTTGTCGGGGTCCGACAGCTTGGCATAGATGCCGCACTGGTACATGCATGTATTGCGTGGCGTATCAATTGGCCCATCCGCGAACAGATGCTCAAGGCAGGGCGGTCCATCGGTGAAGTACTTGCGCTTCCCAGCAAACCGAAAGCCCTCGAGGTCGGACTCAGACACGCGGGACTTGTCCACCGCATCTAAGAACTCGTCTAACTCAAGCGCCTCGGTGTGTGAGTTAAAGCAATAACGCTGGGGCATCTCGGCGTTGAAGTAGGGCATGTTAATAAAGTTGCCCACGTCTCCACGCTCCGCGATGATCGTGTCTTGCTTCGGGAATATCTCGCAGCCGCTAAAGCCCAGAGCAATAGACATCTCTGTCAGGTAATCCCTGATGTTGGCTGCGGGGGCCCAGTCTTTTAGAAACAGATATAGGTGAGCGCCGCCCGACTTAGATCGGCAGTGCATCAACGGCAGTTTCAGCTTCTGGATTTTAGCTTGGAGTTCATTGTGGTTCAGGTCATAGACATCGATGTCCAGCGCCGCAAACTTGCACATGTTCTCTTCATTAATCGGGATCGCACCAACGCCCTGCTTCCCATCTATGTGGGATTGAACGAGCTCCTCGGTTAAAGGAGAGCGAACGATCATACTCTTGGATTCTGCCTTGCCGTTTCGTCCGATGCGACCGACAGTGGTCGTGCCGTGTGCAGCCTTTGCACCAACGAATACTGCAAGCAATCTCTTTGCTTGTGTCATGTACTGCTCCTAAGTGAAAAAGGGAGAGACGTTACCCGCGCCTCTCCCGAGGCTGCTTAAAACGGGATGTCGTCATCCTGTTGTACAGAAGAGGCAGTGGGGACACGCTCCTCTGAAGCAGCTTTCACTTCGCCCGCAGCGACACTGTCGCGGAAGGCTTTGGCTTCAAGCATAAGATCGCGGCTACCTACAAGACCGACCTTCTCGACAGAAGGCGTGAACCATGTGCCTTGGTCATTGCTCTCTTCAACAGTGGTGATCTTCCACACTGTAGCGAACAGCGGAGGTACAACCATGGCCCCTGTTTTCGGGTTCTTGATCTTCTGCATTGCAATCTGGGTCTTCCAACGACGGCTGACCTTTAACTGCGTAGACTTCATGTCGATAACAGCAGGCTGATACGCGCCGTCTCCACCCAATACCAAGCAGTAGTGCTGGTCTGACTTGACCAACTCGTTGCCTGTCGGAAGGATTTCCTTGGACCCAACGCGCGAGGTGCGCTGAAGGATCGGATCAGTAGGGTTGATCTCGCCGCGGAATCCGCCGCCTTGGTCACGAGGTGTGAACTCAAGATACTTGGTGGTCTGGTAGCACGGTATGATAGTCACGCCGTCATCGCCCTTCCAGACTTCGCCAGTCACAGTGTTGAACATATCTCCCTGCTCCGCACCCTCGATGTACTCAGGCTTCTTCTTACCCAGTTGTGGGGACAAGGCCTGAAGAGCCCGAACAAACGGGATCTGCATTTCATCTGCGCCAAAGGCAGCGCCCTCGCCTGCAAACTCAAGGATGTCGTCCATGATGTCTGTGCTTAACTCTGCATTCTTTTTTGTTGCTACTTGATTAGCCATTATGATTTCCTCTTAATTACTGCTGTGTTTGATATAAATGCCCCGAACAGATCAAGGTCGATTGGTTTGCCGTCAGTGATGCGCTCTTTAACAAACGCCTTCAACGTGGACGGGTGAACATGAGTCTTGGTCTTAGGATCGAATCCCTTGTCACGCAAGATGCCGATGACATCTCCCGCCACGTTGTCTTCTCCCTTGCCAAAGGACACAGTGACATCGTTCTTGATAATATCATCTAGACCATTGGACCTAAGCCAATCGAACGCCTGATCTTTGTTGGCGACAGGGATGGACGCGGCGATAATCATCTTCCGCTCCACGGTCATGCCGTCTACATCCAAACGTTCTACACCCATCTCATCCATCAAGGCTGGGATGTTCTCGACAGACAGCTTGTGTTTCTCTTGCTTCAGTGATTTCAAATGTGTCTCTGCATCTTCGATATCGTTCTCGACAGTGCGGAGATTGCGGACCAGTTGGCTGAGTTGCTTTCCAGTTCCTGTGTCAACTCGACTGACCGCGTCAGCCTCATCGAATATGTCTTCAAAAATGTCGTTCATAAGTTTTTCCTCTTCAGGGTTGATTTGTGCGGCAGCCTCATGCTATCCGTACTAGAGACAATAGTGGAGGTATATGATGGATGTCAACTACAAATATAAATATAAACCATTCGATCACCAGACAGATGCACTAGATTATGGTTGGGACCGCACTGAGTTCGGGCTCTTCATGGAGATGGGCACAGGGAAATCAAAGGTCCTGATCGATAACATGGGCATGCTGTACCAATCAGGGGAGATCAACTTCGCTTTGGTCATCGCACCCAAGGGCGTGTATCGCAACTGGGTAGCCAAAGAAATACCCGAGCACATGTCCGACGACATACCGCACCGGGTGATTCGCTGGGTGTCAGGCCCAAATAAGAAACAGCAAGAAGAAATGCGCTCGGTCCAAGATAAGTTCGAGGGGCTGACCATCTTCGTGATGAACGTAGAATCATTCTCCTCGCTCAAAGGACAGAAGGCAGGGAACTGGATGGCTCGTGCGCTTGGCGCAGGGGGCATGATAGCAATAGACGAATCAACAACAATCAAAAACCACAAGGCCAAACGCACTAAAGCTCTAATGAAAATAGCAGCCCAGTTCAAGTACAGAAGACTGTTGACAGGTTCCCCCGTAACAAAAAGCCCGATGGATATCTATTCGCAGTGCGAGTTCCTCCGCCCTGGGCTCTTGGGTTACGACTCATACTATGCTTTCCAGGGACGCTATGCTGTAGTGCAGCGCAAAACCATGGGCCAAGCCGCCTTCCAACAGATAGTAGGGTTCAAGAACCTCGACGAGCTAACCAAAAGGATCGACATGTTTTCCTTTCGGGTGCTCAAGAAGGACTGCCTCGATCTCCCCGACAAGATATACACCGCACGTTACGTTGGCATGACCAAAGAACAGTTCGATATGTATGAACAGATCCGCAGGCATGCCATGGTCCTGTTGGATAGTGGCGAGATGTCCACGGCTCCCGCTGTGATCACGCAGATGCTTCGGCTCCAGCAGATCATGTCCGGGCATCTCAAGACTGATGACGGCGACATGCTGTACTTTCCATCCAAAAGAATGGAGGCGCTCGAAGAGATCATCAACGAGCATGACGGCAAAGCAATCATCTGGTCTCGGTTCCGCCACGATATCATCGGCATGACAGACATGCTAAACAAAAAGTTCGGCAACGGCTGCGCTGTGTCATACTTCGGAGATACATCCGACGATGATCGAGCCGCAGCGGTGCTCAACTTCCAGAACCCTGATCATCCGCTAAAGTATTTTGTGGGCAATCCCGCCACCGCGGGCTACGGTCTGACTTTGACCGAGGCTAACCTCGTGGTATACTATGCCAACGACTTCAATCTTGAGACGCGCATCCAATCAGAGGATCGGGCCCACAGAATCGGACAGAAAAACAACGTGACATACATCGACCTGATCTGCGAAGGCAGCATCGATGAACATATCGTTAAAGCATTACGCACCAAGATCGACATCGGTGCAAAAGTTCTAGGAGAGGATGCAAGAGAATGGCTAAGTCTAAAACCCACGATGAAATGATCGAGTCTATCTGTGATTACAAGAAGGGGTGGACTAACCTAGCTAACGCAACCAAGGAACTGGGGGAGCTAGCTGGGCTAACCCCTGATGTAGCGGCATCGCTGCTCAAAAGCATGAAGCGAGATAACGTCACACAAATCCGCGGCTATAGTAAGGAACCCGCGCGGCTTGCCAAGAGTAAAATTGGAAGATCGAACGAGCCAAAAAAATAGCCCCCGTGAGGGGGCCAGTTGACAGTGAGGTGGTAGGCCACAGGCGTGGACCTACACCGAGCAGTTCCTATAGTTTAAACTTGATCTCGATTTTCTGCAACAGCTTTGCGAATCAATACCGATAACTGGCGGGCCATGGACCGCTGCTCGCCTTCAGCTAACTCGCGCAGCAGTTCGTGGTCCTGTTTGATGAGGCCCACGTTCTGAAACTTCTGCTTGTCTTTGTCGTCTAACTTTTTCCGAGCCATGATGCCCTCCTATTTGTTGTCCACTTATAGGGCATATGGTAGCGGGATGCAACCTCTAACGAAATTGGTCCGCGGTCCTGGCCCATAGGCAGAAAGTCGCTCGCTCTTGGTCGGGCCGACTGTGGACATCGGCCTTTGCAATCAGACCCCGGCTAAACAGGCGCAAGCAAGAGTTGCCAACCGTCTTGGTGTCCGCGTCCACTGCATCAGACAGATCGGAGGTGGTCCAGTAGGGCACTTCTTCGTCGCTCAACAAACCTAGAACCTCATGGTCTAGCTGCACTGCCGACCGAACTGGGATCGGCTTCTCGGGCTCCGCAAGCACCGGATCAATGTTCATATGCTTCTCCGCAGAAACCCTGATCGCCCGCCATGGTGTCTCGTGCCGCTTGTCCTCGTAGTTCGGGATTGCATGGGCCTCGACAATGTCGCCCATCTCTAGCTCCACCTTCTCTACCAACCTTTGGTTGAAGAATACTGAATCTCCATCCTCATTCGATCCGAACGCGCTGCCCGTATAGGACACTGACTCAATCATCACACGCATTTTGTTAGTTTCGAATGCTTTTCTCATATCTTCCATGTTTCTATTCCTCTTCTTTGTTTGTTTGTGTTCCGGCTACTTCTTCCAGAGCCCTGGGTAATCCATATCGTCTCTTGATGTCGCTCACTGCCTGCTGGCTAATGCCCAACAGTTCCCCGATCTGACGCCCAAGCATCTTATCAAGCAGCATCCGGTTGATAATCTCCGCTTGCCTCGAGAGCTTCAGGGTCTTGCGAACCCCGCCAAACTTCCCGCACATGTCACCGTTCTTCTGGTGTGCGCTGCGCTCACGCGCCAAAGGGTTTCCCTTCTTATCAATTACCAACTGCTTGATCCAAAGACTGCGATAGTAATCCTCGAATACAGCCTGCTTTCCTGTGCTCATATGTTCTTACCTTCTTTGCGTAACGTGCGGGTAAAGGCCTTCAAGTCCTCCACCGCATGCCAGTATTGGTTTTCTGTCAACGGGTGCGTGTCCCGCCTGTGTCGTTCCTGTTGTAATCGATCCACCTGATTGCGAAGGAAGGACAAGACTGATTCTTGAGACGGGTTCAGCTTCTTATCTTCCATATCAATTCATCTTCCTCTTAGCTTCCGCCTTGACCCTGCCTTTAGCAACGTTCGAGGAAACATGCGCCAACATATTAAAGCCCGTGACCATGTCCTCTGGGTCCCAGTACTTCGCAGCGAAATTCATCAACGCAGCACTGACCTCCGAATGATCCATGTCTGGCATCATCTTCGCCAAGTTGTCCATCAACATAGCTTTCTCCAACGTGCCCTCCGGATAGAACTCAACATGCTCCGAATTGCTGCCATCGCAAACAACAGACACCGTCCAATAGTTCACGCCCTTTGATTCATCCATCTCGGCAATCCAATCAATCACCTCGTGCCAGGTGTCCACAAAGTTATGACCGCTCGACGGCACATGCTGCAACTTGCTCCACGTTATTTGGTACATTACTTTTTCTCCTTGGTTAATTCCCACGGCGTTGCTGCCAGGGTTACTGGTTTGGTTTTCCGGCCCCGGGTTGCCGTTGCTACTGCAACCGCGATCCGGTGCTTGGTGCTCGGGGCAAGTGGTGGCTTGCTAGGTTTGAACTTACTCCAAACAGCCTTCACCACAAATCTCCGAAAACCTTCCGGAATACTTCGTCTAGTATATCATCCATGGTCTTCCGAGTCATCTGCTTCTCCCTGTTTAAGCTAAGAGTTGGGCCTCGCGTGTCACGCCCCTCAACTCTTCTGTGATTGATTCCAATGACGACAAGTCTAGCCCAATATTCTCCGCACATCCACGGTAACGTGACAACCACGAAGCCAATGCCGTTGCCGCTTGACGCCGCAATTCTTCCTGAGATTCAACGTTGTAAGGATCAAACCGCTGATAGCCGCCGCCATTCTTACGAAGTGCCACCGGACTGATGAACGTAGGGTACTCCTTCACGTTCATACTAACCACCTGATCAGTGGTGACCGAGTCTTGAACCACGATCCTAAGTCCACTCGCCAACTGACGAGCCAACTGGATCCGATGCTGACGCGCAGTTTCCGCATCGCCCATCCCATAGAACCAGTCATACGCTCTGTGATCAGGCTGACCGCCTAACCAATCTACGAACTCATGCGGCACAAACATATTGTGCCCCGATTCAATTAAGTATTCGTCAATAAGTTTTTGACGTTCTTTCTTTGGAAATCCAGCCATATTTTTTCCTTCCATATTAGCTGTTAATTGACCGCCTAACCACAACTCGCCGGACCTGACCAGACCCAACCGCGCCACGACCGCCACACCGCGCCCAACCGCATCATACCTCGCCCCGCCATACCTGAACCGCCATACCTGACCTGACCCGACCGAACCTCGCCTCGCCTTGCGTTGACCGCCTTAACAAACCTCGCCTCGCCGGACCCTGCCCACCCTGACCGCCACACCTAAACAAACCTCGCCGGGCCGTACCTAGACCGCCAAACCCAACCCAACCGCGCCGCAACGTGCCCCGACCGCCCAACCTAAACTGACCGTACCGAACCGCACCATGACCGCCACACCTTGACCAAAGAATGGGGGACCGAAGCCCCCCACCTTGCTTTTATGCAACGAGAGTAATGTCCCGCCGCGAACGCTCTTCCTTCATAAACTGCATCAACTCCGCAGTCTGGTCGTCCGCATACTCTGGGTGGTCCAGCGCATCCTGCTGAACAGCGCGATCCTCAAGCATCAACTCGTTCCACTCTTCTTGGAAGTCGCCCATGCTGTCCTCTGTTAGAACATCAAACGTTCCAAACGAACCGCGGCCCTTCTCCTGCCGGAAGTCTCCGATCCCAACAATAGAACCCGCATTAGTTAGCAAAGAGACAATCGAGTGAGCACTGAGAGTCGGCTGCACATACGCAATGTCAACCTCCGCACACCAACGTGGCAGATACGCACGAGTACGCATGTCAGGGGTCTTGTTCATGTCCGCTGAACGAACGATGTCAATCTTTAACTGAGGCTTGCCCCATATCTGGATGTGAGTCTGAGGAAGAAAGATCAAACGTTGGACGCTGGCCTTCTTGATGCCTTCAGTCTCCAACGCAGCAGTCGCCATCGCACCTTTAACTCCAGGCGCAGGGAAACACAGCAACGTCTCGCCAAAAGATTTCTTGTAAACAGAGTCGTTGAACTCTTGCTCCGGATTGTGCTTGATGTGCTTCTTCTCCGCAGCGGTCTTGCGCCCGCCACCAATCAACAAATCCCGCATGGCCTTGCTGCTCATGCTGTTGAAGTAAAGAGGAGTGCGGCCCATCATACGCAGTTTAACACGCCCGCGCTTCAATGGTTGAATCTCTAAAGATGTAGCCTGTGGTGTTGCTTTAGTAGCCATGATTTTATTTCCTTGTTTTGTAGTTGTTTAAAAGTTGTTAGTGAATTGTTAGTGCCACGATACCTAATCGCATGTCAATAGGTTAATTTTCCTCCCCTATCTCTAGGTTCTCCTGCTCGGCAATCTTCTGACGGGCCAAGAACTCAGCCTCAACACCGTGCCTCGCTTCAACCCAAACAGTGCGCTGGGCCAAGAACTCACAGGCCACCTCATACGTTGCCATTTTTCTTGGACCTTTCGTACTTCGCCAGTATCCTTCGTTCTTTTCGGTTCGAGGGTGGAGCATCAGCATAAACTTTGCCCCCTGAACTGCCACGGTTCATCTTGCTTTGATAGTTTCGGACATTGTCTGTCACTGATGTGTTCTCTGCCCACCCTCTCATGTTAACCTTCTTACTCATCTTCATCCTCCAACGCGATCTCCCCGCTCCCGTCACAGGCCTCGCAATGCCGCATCTCTTCATACGGCTCACCAACATCTCGGCTGAATGACTGAGACTTGAAGACCTCAACAGCCTCTAACCCCTCGCCATCGCACACCGGACATGGGCCCACGCTATTCATTTCCTGTAGCTCCATGAGCCACGCTTTTACCTTACCCATTATGTGTTCCTTTCATCCATTGTATGTCCCGAACTAATTCGGTTTTCTCTTTGGTTACTTGCTCTAATTTCTGCGTCAAACGCGCAATCTCTGTGCGCTGCTTGGCTATCTTACTCCTTAGTTGAGCCGTGACCGTGTCCTTCATGACGTAGGCCGCGCCTTCGGACGCATCGTGTAGCCCGAAGCTACATCACTAGGTTTGCACTGCGCCATGCTGTCACGGTACTCGGCGTAGATCGTAGGATATATCTCGTCCATCGCATTGGCGCAGGTAGACTGATCCCGAAACAAAAACTCCGAAACAAAAGTTTTCTCCTCGATTGTGTATGTCAACACAAGCATGTGCCAGAATATCATCATTCATCCTCCTCGAATATTGAGTCGCCCAGTTCTTCGGGGACTTCTACTGTTACTGATCTATAGTCGCACTTGGCGCACTTCCTCTTGCGCCGTATGGTTTGGAACCCGTACTTGCTGTGCGGTCTGCTGTCCCATGTTATTAGTTTGTGGTTACAGTCAGGGCAGTGGGATACGCTGTTCACAAGCACTTGTCCTCTTCGGGCTCCCATGACTTGTCCTCGCCGTGAGAATACTCACCCGCAAAGTTCATACCCTCATCCTCGTATTCAGCTTGGACCTCAATGCCCATCGCATGTAACTTATCCCACACTGGAACAGGTGGAGCCCACGCAGTCCAGCATTTGAACGAGAACCACGCAACAGGAATAGGATACTCCTCGCCTGACTTATGAAGTCCACCTTCGTCGATCTCAACTTCAGCAACGTCCCACTTCGTACCCCAGTTCGCCACGCGCCAGTTGTAGCCATCCATCCCAGCCGATTGGGCAAACGGCACAGGCAATACAACGTCACAGAACCTTGGCTCCTTTAACTCAAGAGCCCAGTATAACTCTTGGACCAAGGCCCTCGGACCATGGATGTAGACTGATTGATAACAGTGATTAGGCATTGTTTTCTTCCTTCCATGCTGCATGGGCATTCATACCCATGGTGTGAACAAGCTCCCAACGTAGGTCCTCGACACCCACATCGCAGAACACATCGACATCAGGGTTCATCTTGATGTCCTCCTCAATCTTCTTGGAAATCTCATCCAACTTTTCCACGATGTAGTGGGCGCATACAGTGTTAGTCATCACGCTGTCTCCTTCCAGATCGCCAACGCATCAGCAAAAGGCATGTCGTTCAAGATGGTCGCCTTGTGAGCACGAGAAGGCCGCGTCTTGTGAGCAAACACACCCACCTTGTCAGCAAACTGAAACAAGAAACCAGACTTTAACTTCTTCTTTAACTCACGCGCACTGAGCCAATCGTTGACCTGATCGCAGCACCAAAATTCTAGCGTCTGTTCCATGCCGTCCTCGTTCCACTCAGATGGTGTGTTGGGTAACGACTTGAAGTAAGCATCAACCTCCGCCATGACAGAACGATAGTCGCCGCCCAGACCCCCAAAATAACGAGTGTGCGGCTCAAACTTAGGGTGAGCATAGTCACGGTCACAACCGCCATGCCCATCGTTGCTGACAATAGATAAAGGCTTGCCGTTGACGTAAAGGCTGGCCTGATAGCAGTGGGTCTCTTCGCTAGCCCACGCAGTGTGCTTGATGTTCTTTAGTTCTAGTTTCATGGTCCTTGATCCTTGGTTGAGTTAATTGAGTACTGCCTACAAGTTATTGCACCTCGGTCCACGTGTCAAGCAAAAGGAGGGGTGTGTTTACATATAGACAGTATTCTCACAGGTTTTAGTTTTTTTTCAAAATGAAATCCAAATATGGTGTAAACACCGTAAACACTGTAAACACCCCCTTATTTACATAGTCTGTACCAGCCCAAAGCTGTTTACACCTGTTTACATTGTTTACACTTTCTCTGGAAAAAGTGTCTATATAGGGAAGTTGCAACGGCAAGCCCTTTGATATAACTTGTATCCAAAGAACAACGAGGGCCACATGACAACTGCCAAGAAGAAGATCGAAGAAGAATACGGGCGGACCCTGACCAACCGCCAAATGACTTTTGCCAGACACATAGTCGAAGGCATCTACTCCAATGCTGAGTGCGCTCGCAAGGCTGGGTTTTCTCCTAATGTCGCCGATAATCAAGCATCCAAACTGCTGAACGGTAGAGACTACCCTCATGTCCTTGAGTACATCCAAGACCTGAGAACAGAACGAGAGCGCCGCTATGGCGTCACCACGATAGGCCAGCTTCAGCGTCTGCATCAACTAAGTAGCGGAGCGGAGGACGCAGGCCAGTTTTCTGCTGCCATCAACGCGGAGAAAATACGCGCAGCCTTGGGTGGTTTGACTGTCGATAGGCGGGAGCAAGTCAACACGATTGACGCGCTGTCTCGTGATGAAATTGTCGGTCGATTGGCTGATCTCCAGAAGAAATATCCACAGGCCTTCCAGATCGAAGGCAACTACAAGGACGTGACCAATGAGCAAGGGGCCAGAGGCGAACTTTTGGAACTCAATTCGGTCGAACTTGCCGAAGAATTGCCACGCGACAAGGATTGAAAACAAGCACGGCGGCGGTGTTCCTGACGTTCACGCTGTCTGGGATGGCTTGCCCTTCTGGCTTGAATTAAAGGTTAGTAAATCAAATGCGATAAAAGTCTCCCCCCATCAAATTGCGTGGCATGCTGCATATTGGGCGCGTGGAGGGGCAAGTTTCTTCTTGGTAAAGAGGTCCTTGACCCGTGAACTACTTTTGTTTGGGGGTGATTCGGGGTCCACGGTCCTAGATTCGGGGTGCCTTGCGCCCTGCGTCCTGTCCTGCGCCTCTATTCCTGCGTTTTTTGGTGCCTTGCGCCCTGTTTTGGTGGATCGATTGTCTTGCGCCCTGCGCCCTGCGCC